TCTATAAACGACACGAAGGTGCTTGACAAGCGCCAAGGAGTTGACTATGCGAAGAACAACACCGCGCGCCAACGCGGGGGGAGAGAAGGACAACTTGCAGACCAGCTGTTTCGTAATCAGCGGGCCCGAGAGCGACGTCGTGTGTGTGGACCTCTTCTGCGGCGCCGGCGGCCTCACGGAGGGCCTTCAACAGTCAGGCGTGAAGGTCGTCGCAGGCGTCGACTTCGAAGAGGCGTGCCGCCATCCCTATGTAGCGAACCACGACGGCATCGTGTTTCGCCAGGCCGACGTCGCCGAACTCGACGCCTCGACGCTCGACGGGTGGTTCGGGAACGCGAAGGTCAGCGTCCTCGCCGGCTGCGCGCCGTGCCAGCCCTTCTCGAACTACGCGCGCCGCTACCAGAAGGAAGATGACGGCAACAGCGTCGAAAACGACGAGCGCTGGAGCCTCCTCAATCACTTCGGTCGGCTCGTCGAGGAGACGATGCCCGACATCGTCACGATGGAGAACGTCCCCACCGTGATCAAGCACTCGGTGTTCACCAACTTCAAGGGCACCCTTAAGCGGCTTGGCTACAAGGTCTGGGTTGAAGTCATCGACTGCGCGAAGTACGGACTCCCGCAGCGCCGTCATCGCACGGTGCTCCTGGCCTCGCGTCACGGCGACATCAAGCTGCGTGACCCGATCGCGTCCGAGGCACGCACCGTCGAGGACGTGATAAAGGGGCTCCCCATTCTCCGGCACGGTGGCACCGACAAAGAAGACCGCCTGCACACCGCGTCGCGGCTCTCCGAGCTGAACTACGAGCGCATCCAGCACTCGAAGCCTGGGGGCACGTGGCGCGACTGGCCGAAGCACCTCGTCGCTGAGTGCCACAAGAAGAAGACCGGCAAGACGTACCCCGGCGTCTACGGACGGATGAAGTACGACGAGCCCGCGCCGACGCTCACCACCCAGTTCTTCGGCTTCGGCAATGGGCGCTTCGGGCATCCGACGCAGGCGCGTGCCATCTCGCTCCGCGAGGGAGCGTTGCTCCAGGGCTTCCCGCCGAGCTACTCCTTCATCCCCGACGACAAGCCCGTTCGTTTCACAGCGCTGGGCCGCATGATCGGAAACGCAGTGCCCGTCGATCTCGGCCGCGTCATCGGCGAGAGCATCATCAAGCACGTGAGGCAGTATGGCGAGGGCTTCGCCGATCGCCACGTGCAGCACGTCGACCGAGCCCCCTCGGGGGCGCACCAAGGAGGGCGGAATGGCCGCGAGCAGAAGGGCAGCGCCGTCCACGTCTGAAGCGAGCCACCGCATGCAGCGGGTTCGGCAGCAGACCTCGTCCGCCGAGGCTGCGCTGCGGCGTGAACTGCACGCGTGTGGCCTCCGCTACCGCGTTCAGGTGCCAGTCCCCGCGGAGGGCCTTACCGCCAAGCCTGATCGAGGGACCCACGAGGGGATCGCCGCCCCGGCGATTTTGGAGGCTTGGCCCACTGTCGCCCGTCAGGCGCCAGCAAACGCAGCACGCACGCCGTTTGGCGGCGCGCAGCCGACGCTCCACAGGTCGTCCCCAGCCGTGGCGTGGCCTGTCGACCGCTCGCGTCGCAGGGGTCCGCTCGCGCAGACAGGCGTGATGCCAAGCATCACTGTCCTCGAATGCGTCCGCCTCTACCTCACCGACTGCACGCCGTTCAAAGCGCCAGCGACGCAGCGTCACGACGCGCTGTACGCGGGGATCATCGAGGATCTCCTCGGCGATCTACACGTCGAGGCTGTCGGCCCCCGCGAAGTTGACGCTCTACACCTGCACCTCGGGCGGACTGAGGGGCGACAGGTCCTTGCGAACCGCGTCCTGAGCTTCGTTTCGCAGGTGATGAAGCTCGCTGAGCGGCGCGGCTTCCGGCCCGCGAACAGCAACCCGACGACGGCGGTCCGTCGATACAGCGAGGTGCGGCGGACGAGGTTCCTCCGCGAGGAACAGCGCGCCCCGTTCCTGCAGGCGTGCCGCGACGCGGTCCTCGCTGGCGAGGTGACATACAGCGCCGCGCTCCTCACGGTGATGCTGCTGCTCGGCGGGCTTCGCTGGTCCGAGGCTCGCGTCCTCCAGTGGTCGGAGCTCGACCTCGAGGCCGGCGTCATCCGACTGCATGCACGTGGCGACGCGGGCCGCGACGCCAACAAGGGCGGCGACGAAGACACCATCCCAATCACGGATGACTTCATCGACGTCATGCGCAGCGCGCCGCGCGTGAGTCGGTGGGTCGCGCCGAATCGTAAGACGCGGCAGCCCTACACGACGATCACGAAGCCGTTCAAGATCATCTGCCAGCGCGCCGGGGTGGCGCTCACCCCCCATGGACTGCGTCATGCGTTCGGCAGCGCCCTCGCTGACGCCGGCTGCACGGTGCCCGAGATCGGCGCGTGCATGCGGCACAAGTCGGGTAGGACGACCGAGCGCTACATCCACCTGTCGGGCCGCTCTGCGCGGGCTGCTCTCCAACGCAGTGCGTCGAGGATTCGGGGGTCGGCATGACCGAGTCTGTGCTCGTACACGACGCCCGCTCCGCCTCGCACATGGGGGGTCAGCCAGGCGACGAAACGCCGGCCCCGCCGACGCCGACCCGCGCAGCGAAGGCCGTGGCCGCGGGCGTCGTCGACGAGCTCGCCTCGCGCCGTGAGAAGCTCGAGGCGAACGCCCGCGACATCCGCGAGGCCGCCCTCGCGTCCGAGGAGGGCGCCAGCAAAGATGGGTTGCTGTGGGCGCTGCTCGACCTGCAGAACAGCGAGAAGTCGCTGGACCTGCTCGACGCCGCCGCCCAGGTGCGACAGGGCATCCGCCTCGAGCAGGCGGCCGCCCGCGCCGTCGTCAAGGAGCTGCAGGCGCAGCTCGCCGAGGCCCGAGCTCGGCTCGACGGGTACGACAGGCAGCTCGTCGAGATCGAGGAGCGGCTCGTCCGCCCGGTGTGCGCCCGGCTCGGCCAGGGGGACACGAAGGTCGTGAAGACGGGCCTCGTCCGCGTGGCGATCCACCGGACCCCGTCGCGGGTGGTGATCAGCGACCCCGACGTCGTCCCGCTGCTGCCCGACGAGATGCGCCGGGTGACGTACGAGCCGGTGAAGTCCGCCATCAAGGCGGCGCTCGAGGCCGGCGCGGTGTTCCCCGGCATCGAGCTGCAGCACGACACGAGGGTGGACTGGAAATGACGGACACGACCGCGACGCCCCGACCAGGGCTCCATGTGCTGCGACAGCTCGTTGTCGCCCGCGCCAACATGCCCGTGCTCGTCGCCGCCGAGCGCGGCGAGGGCGTCGACGGTCGGGACTTTTTCTACCCGGCAGACGACGACCTGCGCGTCGCCGCCGAGAAGGCCCTCCGAGACGCCGGCCTACTCCTTGTCCCGGACGAGGAGCCGATGCGCACCGAGGGCGGCGATGCCGTGTTGCGGTGGCAGCTGGTCCACCTGGAGACCGGTGACGCTCGCACCTACCGGCTGACGTGGGGGCGCTTCGCCGAGGAGACGAGGTCCGCGGCGTCGTCGGCCTGGGCGTCGGCGGCGACCTGGTCGCACGCGACCAGGCACCTGCTGCTGAAGCTGCTCAACGCTCGCGTGATCTCGCGGGCCGAGCACGTCCGCCTCGGCTTTGAGGGCAAGACCAGCGCACCCGCGAGCGAAGCCCTCGACAGGCTGTGCGGCGAGATGCCGGCGTGGGCCTCACCCTCGCTGCCGGCGCCGCCGCCAGCGCCAGCGACACCCGCGGGACTGCTCGCGGCGATCGAGGGCGTGCTCGGTGGGGTCGCGCAGCTTGGGAGCGGGGCGGCGAGCGAGGAGTGGAGGCGACAGCTCGAGGCGATCCCCGTGCTGCTTGAGCCGGTCGTCGTGCGTGTGCGGGCGCTCGAGCGCCTCGCCGACGTCACGCCGCCGCCGGCCACCACAACACCGCCCGCGCAGTCGCTCGCGTCGCCGGCACCGGACCCCGCGCGGGCGCGCCCCTTCGACCGCCTCACGATCTCCGAGCCGCTGCGGCGGTGGAAGGAGCGCGAGCACACCATGCGGCTGGCCGTCGATCCCGCCGCGGCCCCGCCAACGATGGCGGATGCGTGGGGCGCAGCGACGGGCGGCGCGGCGCGGCAGCCGGTCAACGGCGAGGAGTTCGCGCGACTGTTCGAGTACCTCCTCGCCGACGACGCCCGGCATGGAGGAGCCACGTGACAGCCGTGACCGCTCTCGTCGCCGTGCCCAAGCCGGTGCGCGTCGAGAAGGAGCGCAAGCGGCTGCAAGCCCGCAACCCGAAGCGCGCCCGCAAGGCCTACGAGCGCAACTACGGCGAGCGCGGCGACGCGGTCCGGGCGATGCACTGCCTCGTCGGCGGCATCGAGTCCACCGGGTGCCGCGGACCCATTCAGGCGGCGCACGTGAAGGCCCGCGGCATGGGCGGCTGCAACGGTGACCGCCGCTCGCTCGTGCCGTTCTGCGCGGGTCACCACGACGAACAGACTCGCCGCGGCGGAAAGACTTTCGCCGCGACCCACCGCCTCGACCTCGCTGCTGAGGCTGAGCGCGTCGCCCTTGAGCTCGACGCCCGGGGCATCCCATGACGGCGACCACGCAGGCCGCCAAGGAGCACACCGATATGCAGACGAATCGCATCACCCTCGACACCTACAACCTGATCGCCGCCGAGCGACAGCTCATCGAGCGGGCTCTCACCGACGCCGGCTCGATCGTCGAAGCCGCCAAGCTGCTCGGCTGCACCCGCCACTCGGTGAAGCGGCGGATCATCAAACACAACATCCGGTGGGTGCGCGAACGCGTCTATGCGGCGACGGGGCACGTCGCCGCGGGCTGACCGAACGGGGCCGGTCGGCCCCTTGCCGCATGACCTGGCGGACAGGTCGAAGACAGGAGCATGGACATGGACAGCGATATCTTGAAAGTGAAACTGGAGGCGCACCTGAAGTGGCGCCGCGGCGAGCCGGGAGGCGAGCGCGCCTACCTCCGCGGCGCCAACCTCCGCGACGCCATCCTCAGCGGCGCCAACCTCCGCGACGCCATCCTCCGCGACGCCAACCTCCGCGGCGCCGACCTCAGCGACGCCAACATCAGCGGCGCCGACCTCAGCGGCGCCGACCTCAGCGACGCCGACCTCAGCGGCGCCAACCTCCGCGGCGCCGACCTCAGCGGCGCCGACCTCCGCGGCGCCAACCTCCGCGACGCCATCCTCAGCGGCGCCTACCTCCGCGGCGCCAACCTCCGCGACGCCATCGGCATGGAAAGTTGGTACGCGACGGTCAAGGCTGACCTGTTCGCCGTCCTCGCCACGTCGCGCACCGAGGTCTCGGCGCTGCTGTCGGCGCTCGAGTCGGGGCGCGTCGACGGCTCCACCTACGAGGGCGAGTGCGCCTGCCTCGTCGGTACGTTGGCCCACGCCCGCGGCCTCGAGATCGACGATGTCCCGGCGCGGGCGAGTGCTCCGGCGGGAACCCTCGCGCGCGACGCGGACTCGCCGGTCGAGGTGTGGTTCGGTGGCATTCGCGAGGGTGACACGCCGTCGACCTCGCCGACCGCCGCCATCACGGCGGTGTGGATCCGCGAGTTTCTCACCGCCAACCCAATGCCGCAGGCCGAGGCCGGCGCTTTGGAGGTGTCGTAATGGCCAACACCAAGAAAAAGAAGGCCGAGGACGACAGCAAGCAGGGCGCGAGCCGAACCGCCTTCGGGCACGACATCGTCACCTCGTACGACGGCGAGGGTTCGTGGTCTGTCAAAATCTTCTACGAAGAGGTGCACCGCCAGACGCTCGTCGGACTTCGGTACGAGGGTGACGCTCGGTGGGCCGGCGAGGACTGGGCGCACCTCAACCGCGTCCTCGTCCCCGACGCGAAGCTGGTCGGGCGGGACTTCTACCCGATCGTCTACGGCGAGAAGGGCGTCGAGGTCGCCCGGCTCTCCTGCCGGGCCACCGAGTTCGAGGCCGTTGACTACGCCACGCAGTACATCGAGCAGGTCCGCATCGTCGACCGCGAGAAGGTCCGCAAAAAGCAGGAGCGCCGCGCCGAGTGGATCCTCAAGATGGAGGAGTTCGACGCGATCGAGGCGAACCTCGAGAAGAAGATCGCCGACTTCAAGGAGGCGCTGAAGCTCGCCCAGGAGCAGCGCCTCGAGTGGATCGAGGGCAGCCGCAACCCGCAGATCGAATTCAATTTCGTGTTCGACCGCAAGCGGGCGCGCCAGGTCGACATCGAGGACGCCACGGCCCGCGAGACGCCGCACCCCGCGAGCCCGGAGGCGGTGCTGCTGGGCGACCTGCTCGACGAGGCGTCGAAGGCAGCCGCCGAGAAGGCCGACGCCAAGCCGGACGAGAAACCCAAGCGGGGCGGCAAGAAGCCACCGCCGCGTGAGGACGAGGCGCACCCATGAGAACCGACGTCGCCAGCGTCGCGGTGACGGTGCACGGCCCGCCGCCCCGCAAGAACCGTCGCCACGCTCATGGCGGGCGCGGCGGACCACACAACAGCGACGAGTACCTCGCGTGGTGCGACTCGCTGGCGGCCGCGCTGGCGGCGTCGAGCGCCCCGTCGATGCGGGAGGGCCGGTGGCACCTGCACGTCCGGGCCCTGTGGCCCCGCCGCCGCGACCTCGGCGACGTCGTGGTGCCGTTCGGCGACGTCGACGCCCCCATCAGCGCCGTGCTCGACGGCCTGCAGAAGTGCGGCGCGATCGATGACGACGTGCGCGTCGTCAGGCTGACCGCCGACAAGGACTTCGCCACCCCAGACGACCCGCCCAAGGTCGTGATCCAGCTGACGCTGATGGAGGATGGCGATGTCTGAGCTGCAGCGAATCGACGACATGCAGGCACCGCCCGTGATCGGGCAGCTGTACCTGGTCCGGTGCGTCCGCGTCGCGGGTCCTGTCGGGAGCCGCAAGCGCCTGCGCGACGGCGTGGGGACAAAGGGGTGCGAGGGGATGCTGCCGGGATGGTGGCCGGTCATCGGACCGGAGCACGAGGATGCGGCGCTCTTCGACTTCCCGCACCAGCACTGGCACTTTGACCTGAGGTTCTTGAGCACCAAGCAGCTCGAGAACCGGATGCGTCGTCCATTCGGCGGCAGCATGCACGACGTCGCCGAGATGTTGTCGTTCCCCCTCACGAATCACGGGGACCTCAGCGCGCCAGAGTACCGCAAGCGGCGCTGCTTCCGTGAGCAGCCGGACTGGTCGGCGTGGCTGACAGCCACGAGGCCGCGCCGCCCGGACAAAATGGCGAAGCTCGAGCGCGTCACCCTCGCCGGGGGGCAGACGCTCAAGGCCTGCAGGGTGTGCCCGCACCGTGGCCTCCACCTCGGATCGATGCCGGTCGTCGACGGGATTATCACCTGCCCGGGCCACGGCCTGCGCTGGCACGCGTCGACCGGTGAACTTGTGCGAACGCGAGGGCCCGTGCGGGCGCACGCCCTTGCGCCCGTCAGTTACTCGCAGTTCGGCGACAACGTGGCCTGCTCGGACATCGCCAGGGCGGCGCGGCGAGGAGGGCGAGCGCCATGACGACCACGCAGTGCAGCCTGTACGGCGAGGTCCGCAGCGGCCGCACCGACGCCCACGAGGTGCTGGTCGAGCTCGAGGTCGACTACACGCCCGTCCCCTGCGCTGTGCAGATCCTGGTCGGCTTGGCCGCGGAGGTCAGGCTGCTGACCCCTCGCCGCATCCTGGACCCGTCCGCCGGCTCGGGCTGCTGGCCGCGGGCAGCCCGCGCCGTCTTTGGCGCGGGCGAGGTGCTGCCCTTCATCGTTGGCGTCGAGCCTCGCGCCAGCGAGGCGGCGAACATCGCCGCCGCCTGCGACGCCGCATACACGCTCGACTGCGCGGGATACCTCGAGCAGGTGAAGGCCGCCACGCTGCCGGCCCGTGTGTCGGCGCCGTTCGACCTCATCGCTACGAATCCGCCGTTCTCCGCGTTCGAGGCAGGGTTCTTTTGGCCGCTCGAGTTCCTTCGCGCCGGCATCATCCACGCCGACTCGTGGGTGGTCCTCTACGGGCTGACCCAGTGGGGGCAGAGCGACAAGGCGACCCCGGCGATGCGGGCGTGGCAGCCGTCGTTGCAGCTGCGCCTGGGCGGCCGCCCGCAGCACCGGGGCAAGGGCAACGGGGCTGACTCGCGGGAGTACTCGGCCTGGTGCTGGTCGGCGCGCGACGGTCGGGAGCGGCGCAGTCGCCTGCCGTCGTGGCGCACGGTGCAACTGCCGGTGCTGGACGCCCCGCTGCGGCAGTGGCTGCCCGACGACGTCCCCGGGCTCCGCCCCATCGACCAGGCGCTCGTCGAGCGGCTGCGGGGAGAACTGCAATGACGGCCCGCGCCCGCACGACCTCGGCGCCGTCGAAGTCGCCGCGCCTCAAGTCGGTCCCCTCAGCTCCTGAGGTCCTCGGCCTGTTCGCCGAGCCCGCCGAGCCGATGCCGGCGCCGCCGGCGTGGGCGGTCGAGGCCGCAACGGCGCCGCCGACCGTGCTCGCGCCGCCTCGCAATTTCGATGCGGACACCGAGCGTGTGCGGAGCGACGACCACCTCGTCATCCGCCAGCGCGTCGCTGACGGGCACCTGTATCAGGTGTACGAGCGCGCCGACGCGGCCTTCTACAACGTCACGATCGACGAGCTGACGTGGGGCCGGGTCGACACCCGCCGCGACCCCGTCGTCGATCCAGCCGACGATCTGCGGGCGGCCATCGAGCGACAGTTCGAGCGCGAGACAGAAGCCCGGGCCGTGATCCGCCGTCTGTGCCCCGAGACGATCATCCGCCCCGGCGAGCTCGCGCCGGCCGGCTGCGGCATCTACGACCGACCCGACGGCATTTTCATCACCGCTGATCCTGCGCGTCGCTTCGCACTGGGATGGCCGTCATCTTCAGCGTGACCGAAAGGACAAAAATGGCTGTGAGCAAAGAAATCATTGAATGGGCCAAGCAGGCGAAGTTCTTCGTACGCGAGGCGGGCGAAGAGGCGGTCCCCGACGATCTGCTTGTCCGGGCTGCCGTCGCCTACGGCATGCTAACGCGGCGGTATGGCGGTGTGGATGACCCGGGGCCGCTGATGGTGCTGAACGCCGACCGGGCCGAGGAGGTCTACAACAGGGCCTACGCGATCGCCAGCATCGCCAGCAACTTCATGGACCACCCGCCGTGCACGCCCGAGCGTGCTGAGCTGTTCGCCACGGCGCTTGACATCAAAACGGTGCGGCGGTCATGAGGCTGGTCCTGTTCGTCGTGGCCGTCATCACCATCGTGGCGTTCGCCGTCGTCGATGGCGCCGCCTCTTACATCAAGAGGAGGTTCGGGACATGACCGAAAAGACAGAGCGACCGGGCTGCGAACGCATAGACCATTGCAGCGGCTGCGGCGGTGAGTTCGGGCCTCAGCAGGCGGACAGCTGCCCCGTGTGCAAGCCCGGACCCGGCCTGATCAGCACGTGGGGGGAGGCGCAGGCGGAACGATATAGGTCTGGCGAACGCTACACGACGCCAGCTGGGGAGCGTGACCAGGAGATGGGTCCTAACTTCACCGAGGACGCAGCACGATGATCGCGGAGCTCACCGCGCCGTTCCCCTACTTCGGGGCCAAGCGCCACGCCGCCGGGATGATCTGGCAGGCCCTCGGCGACGTCGCATCGTACTGTGAGCCGTTCGCGGGGAGCCTCGCCGTGCTGCTGCGACGGCCCGGCGGGCCCGGCCGCATCGAGACGATCAACGATCTCTCGGGGCACGTGGCCAACTTCTGGCGGGCGGTGAAGCAGCAGCCCGAGGAGGTGACCCGCCACCTCGACTATCCGGTCGTTGAGCAGGACCTGCACGCCCGCCACCGCTGGCTGCTCGGCCGACACGACGACCTCGTGGCCGGCCTCGACGCCGACCCCGAGTGGTGTGACGCGAAGGCCGCTGGCTGGTGGGCGTGGGGCATGTCGGCGTGGATCGGGTCGGGCTGGTGCGACCCACGGAACGCGAACAACGGCAAGCGGCCGCGCCTCGGTAACTCTGGCGTTGGCGTGCAGCGCCGCGGTCAGCTGCCATCCCTCGGTAACTCTGGCGTTGGCGTGCAGCGCCGCGGTAAGCTGCCATCCCTCGCCGACACTGGCAAGGGTATCCACCGTGGGCAACTCCCGCACCTCGGCGACGCCAGCCGCCCGGTCCACAGCGTCGGCGGGGTCGGGGGGATATCCGACTGGATCGATATGCTGGCCGAGCGTCTGCGGCGGGTGCGGGTCTGCTGCGGCGACTTCCGCCGCGTGGTGACGCACTCGGCGCTGTGCGACCGCCTGGTCGGCGGCCGCGTGGGTATCGTCTACGACCCGCCGTACAGCCTCGTGAGCGGTGGCATGGCGCGTACCGCCGGCCTCTACGGCGAGCAGGACAGCACCGAGGTCGCGGCCGCGTGCGCCGAGGAGGCCCGCCGTCAGGCGGTCGAGCATCCGACCTGGCGCATCGTGCTGTGCGGCTATGAGGGCGAGCACGTCATGCCGTCCGACTGGCGCGAGGTCGCGTGGGACCCGAGTGCGGGGAAGTGGGGCAGCGGCGGCTACGGACGCGGCAACGGCAACCCGCAGCGCGAGCGGCTGTGGCTGTCGCCCGCGTGCCTATCGATCGCTGAGCAGTCGCGGCAACTCGACCTCGTTGGAGGTGCGGCGTGCTGACCGTGCTCTCGATGTTCGACTACAGCGGCGTGTGGGCCGGCGCCTTCGAGGCGTTCGGCTGCACCGTCGTGCAGGTCGACCTGAAGCACGGCGAGGACATCGGGCGATGGTCGGCGCGGTCGCTGCTCGCCGAACTGCTGCAGGTGTTCCCGTCGATCGACGGCGTGATCGCGGCGCCGCCGTGCACCGCCTTCGCCCGCTCCGGCGCGCATGCCTGGCCCGCGAAGGACGCGGACGGTCGCACGGCGGCGGCGGTGCACCTGGTGCGGCAAACGCTGCGGACGATCGACTTCCTGCAGCCCCGCTTCCACGCGATCGAGAATCCGCCGGGGCGCCTTCAGCGGCTCGTGCCCGAGGTCGGCCCGCTCGCCTTCACGTTCAACCCCTGCGACTTCGCTGGCTGGACAACGGACGAGTCCGATGCCCAGGCGCTCGAGGTGCTGCGGGCCCGCGGCGGAGCCGACACCCTTGACGACGTCGAGCTCGTGCGGCGGACCGGCGCGTACACGAAGCACACCGCGCTATGGGGCCGCTTCGAGACGCCCCGCCCCGCCGAGCTGCCGCCGGTGAAGTGCTCGGCACAGGTGGTGGTTTCGACCGAGCAATTCGCGTTGACGCCGTCGCTGCCTGCTCAACCTGCCCAGCGCCCGCCGCGAGCCCGCCCCACGCGGGCGCAGACGTCGGCGCAGGGCTTGCTCCTTGGAGGCCTCGCATGAACCCGTCGCTGTACAGCCTTGAGCTGACGCCCGGCGCCCGGCTTCTGCTGGGCCTGCTGCACGACGACGTCGCCGACGACCCCGTCGCTCGCGCGGCGATTGCCCACGCCTGGGACAGCCAGCAGAAGGGCGCGCAGCCGCCGTTCTCCTGGCGCTTCGCGGGCGACCGGTGCGCGAGGCTCTGCGCCGCCCTGCGGCTCGGCCGCACGCAGGTCATGGACGACCTCGCGGCGCTGACGCGGCTCGGGGTGATCCGCCGGGTTCAGCGCGACGGCCGGTGGGGCTGGGAGCTGCTCGGGACCCGCCCCGATGCGCCCGCCGGGTCCGGTGTACCGGACCCGCGGGGCAGGCAGACCGGACCCGCGAGTCCGGCAGGGCGGACCGCCGGGTCCGCTGTACCGGACCCGGCGAGGAGCCCGGACGAGGTCGCCGACGACCCCCGGGTCCGCCACACCGGACCCCCGGGTCCGCCACACCGGACCGCCGGGTCCGCCACACCGGACCCCGCGCCCGCGCGCGTTGTTGTTAAAAATCAACAAGACAGCGTTCAACCGACCCCGGCGGCCAGTCTGCAGCAGCGAGGCGAGGCGAGGCGAGGCAATTTTAAAATCGCTTCTCCCACACCGAGCGACGGCATGTCGGCGAGGCTCGCGGCGCTGGCGACAGAGATCGGGGCGATGTTCATCCCGCTCGACGCCAACGGTCGCGAGCAGACGAGCCGCCGGATCCGCGGCGACCAGGTGACGATCGAGCGGCTGCGCCGGCTGCTGGCGCCGCCGGCCGACGTCGAGATCGACGTGTGGGTGGACCGCCGGGTCGAGGAGATCCGGACGTACAGCCGCGACTACGCGGCGATGTGCAGGGCGAACGGCCTGCAGGCGCAGCACTGGGGCCCGGCGATGCTCGAGCCGGAGCCGCGGGCGAGCGGGCGCCGGTCGGCGTGGGAGACCCTGACGCGCATCGTCGATGCCTGGCGCACGGAGCAGGCCCAGGCCGAGCAGCGCCGCCGCATCGCCGAGGCCCGCGCCGCCCAGGCGGCGGCTGACGCCCGTGCGGCCGCCGAGACGCGCACCCGCCTCGTCGCCGGCCTACTGCCCGACGACGTTCGGGAGGGACTCGCCCGCGCCGCCGGACAGGCCCCCGCCGGGCCCGCGCAACCCCAGCAGGTGGGCCTACGCGGCGTGCTCAGCCAAGTCACGGCCCCCCGCTCGCCGACCTCGACAGCAACCGGCGAGCGCCCCGAGCTCAGCGAGCTGGACGAGGAGCGCCTGCGCTGGCGGGGCCGGCAGCGCGAGGCCGACACAGAGCGGGCGGACCAGCTCGAGCAGCACATCCGGGCCCGCATCAACGCGGCGTTCGCCGACTACCGGCGCGTGCACGGGCAGACCCCGGCGCCCGCGGTCGCCGAGGAAATTCGCCGGCGCATCCGCGCCGACGAGGAAACGAGGACAGGAACATGAAGGCAGAGGACATGATCATCGAGTCGCAGCGCGCCGCGGTCAACGAGCGGGTGCGGCTGCAGCGGGAGTTCCTGCAGGCACTGCAACAGGCGGTCGCCAAGGCGGAGGTAGCCCGCCTGCTCATGCTGCTGCGCATCGGAGGCGCGCTTTTTGGAGAGAGCGACGCAGCCCGCAACGACGGGCGCTGGCGACGGTGGACCCACGCTACGAGCCGCTACTCGCGCCAAGCGCGAACGAGCTGATCGAGAAGGCCGCGACGACCCTCGCACCCCTCGGTCCCGAGTAGGCCGCCATGCAGCGCCACCAGCCCACCGTCGCACTCGGATCGACCCGGCCGCAGCCGGGCGACCTGCAGGCGGACTGCGTGCTGATCGCCACGGTGGCCCACGAGCGCGACAGCCTGGCCGACATCGTCGAGCGACTGCACGAGCTCGGCGTCGAGGCCCCGCGCCAGCGCATCTACCGGCGGGTCCAGCTGATGCGCCGGGACCTCGCGTCGACGGGTGACACCCTCCCACTGACGGCGGCCCGTCGGGAGCGGGGCGACTGCAGGCCAAACGCCGGGTTTATCGCTCGGAGCTGGGCGAAACACCGACTATGAGCCGCAAGGGTAAAAAGCGGAACGAGCGACAAAAGCCGACATCCGCGCCGCCGCCAGCGAAGCCAGCGAAGCCGCGGAAGTGCGACGACGAACTGACGCTGCTCGCCGAGGCGATGCGGCCGGCGCACCGCCGGTTCGTCGACGCCGTCCTCGAGGGTCGAACTGCTGCAGCTGCAGCTGTGGCCGCCGGCTTCTCGCGGAACTCGGCGCGCTCGATCGCCTGGCGGCTGCTGCGACGCGAGGACGTGCGCCGGTACATCCGCCTCGTGCAGCGCGAGCAGGCCGTCGCCGGCCGGGTCTCGCTCGACGCACTCATCGAGCGGCTGTGGCGGACCGTGACCGATGAGAACGCGACGGCGCGGCTCAAGGAGCAGGCGCTCAAGCACCTGGTGCGGATCTTCGTCGCGCGCAGCCGCGGCGACGCGGACGAGGGGAGCGCCGAGGACGGCGACCTAACCGACGCGAAGCTTGAGGCGCTCGAGGCCGGCGTCCTCGGGGTCCGTCGGTGATCATCAGGGAGTCGGCAGCCTCCCGCATCGGGCGCGTCCTGATGCCCTACCAGGCGCGCCTCTACGCCAACGCCGCCAAGCTGCGGGTCGTCGAGAAGTCGCGGCGCATCGGAGTCACCTGGGCCGAGGCCGCCAGGCAGGTGATGCTCGCCGCTCGCAGCCGACGAGGGGGCGGCACGAACTGCCTGTATCTCTCGACGTCGGGGCGACTCGCCCGCAAGTACATCGCCACGTGCGCCGAGTGGGTCCGTAACCTCGGCCTCGTCGCTGAGGTACTGGTCGACGAGATTCGGTTCCCGAGCGGGCACAAGATCGCGGCGCTGACCTCGAACCCCGAGGCGATGCGGGGCGAGGACGGCGATGTGGTCATCGACGAGGCCGCCCACCACCACAACCTCGCCGCGTTGCTCAAGGCGGCGGCGGCGGTCGGCGACTGGGGCGGGTCGCTGACGGTGATCAGCACGCACAACGGGAGGGACAACCCATTCAACGTGCTGTGCGAGGAGATCAGGGCCGGCAAGCGGGCCGGCTCCCTGCACCGCGTCACCCTCGACGACGCCCTCGCCGACGGGCTGTTCAAGCGAATCTGCGAGGTCCGCCCCGAGGGCGGTGCCTGGACGCCGGAGCGCGAGGCAGCGTGGCGCGCCGACAAGCTCGCGACTTGGGGCGCTGACGAGGAGTATCTCGTGATCCCCTCCGCGTCCGGCGGCGTGTACATCCGGCGCGACCTGATCGAGGAGTGCTCGGACTCGCGGGTCCCGGTCGTGCGGCTCGAGCTCGCGGCGGAGCACATGCACCGTGCGCCCGATGACGAGGACGGCACGCGCTCGGCCGCGCGGCGGTCCGAGTTCATCAAGCAGTGGTGCGTGTCGGAACTGCTGCCGTTGCTGCAGGCGCTCCCAGCCGACCGCCTCTGCACCCTCGGCTATGACTTCGCCCGATCGGTCAACGGCGACCTGTCGGTGATGGCCCCCCTTGTTGAGCGGCGCGACCTGGTGAAGGCGTGCCCCTTCCTCGTCGAGATGCGCGGGGTGCCGTTCGAGGAGCAGTGGCAGATCCTCAAGTTCACGATCAAGAACCTGCCGAAGTTCGGCGGGGCCGCGATCGACGGCGGCGGCAACGGCAGTTGGCTCGGCGAGACGGCGCTGGCGTTCTTCGGCGAGGCGCTGATCACCGTCGTGCAGCTCTCGGCGGATTGGTACGCGGAGAACATGCCGCGCTTCCGCAGCGCGTTCGAGGAGCACGCGATCGTCGTGCCCGCCGACGTCGACATCCGCGACGACCTGTTGCAGTTCTCGCTGAATGCGAAGGGAATCCCGACACTCGGCGAGCACCGGCGCCGCGACTCGAAGGACCGCAAGCCGCGTCACGGAGATGCCGCCATCGCCCTGGTGCTGACCCACAGCAAGCACCGCGACGCGCCCCCCACGATGGATTTCCGGCGGGTGCCTCGCTTCCCCGAACCCACCACCGAACGCCGCGCACGGCTGCGGCGGCACTCGCTGTAGCCGTGGACCTGTAACGGCGCGCATCCCTACGCTGACCACGTGGCGCTCTACGATCACCGCGGCAAGCCCGTCGACCTGAAGAGCCTGGCGCGGGAATCAGCCCGCCCAGGCCGAGCGGGCCCGCGGCCATGGAAGTACGCGTCGGTCGCGTCGGCGCTCACACCGGAGAAGCTCGCCGGCATCCTGAAGAAGGCCGACGACGGCGACCTGGTCGAGCTGCTCACCCTCGCCGAGGAGCTCGAGCGCCGCGACAGTCACGCCGGGGCGCAACTCCGGACCCGCCGCCTCGCGCTCGCGGGCCTCCCATGGATCGTCGAGGCAGCCAGCGACTCAAAGGTCGACGTGGACATCGCCGACGAGCTGCAGGTGCAGGTGCGCGGGCACCTGTTCGGCTCGCTCGTGTTCAACCTCGGGGACGGGTTCCTCAAGCCCTACGCCATCTCCGAGATCACGTGGTCCCGGGGTGAGCGGTGGAAGCCGACCGCCCTCACGTGGCGCGACCCCAGGTCGTTCGCCATCGACCCGGAGGACGGTCACACGCTCCGCCTCAAGACCGAGGCGAAGCCACGGGAGGGGGAGGACCTGCCGGCGTGGAAGTTCGTCGTCCACACGCCCCGGATGTTCTCCGGCCCGCTCACGAAGTCGGGCCTCATCCGGCCGTGCTCGGTCATGTACAGTCTGAAGACGCTCGGGATGTCGGCGTGGCTCGCGTACATGGAAATCTTCGGCATCCCCTGGCGCGTCGGCCGGTTCGCGGCGAACGCGAGCGACGAGGACAAGGACCTGCTCGCCGAGGCCCTCCAGATGCTCGGCATGGATGGGTCGATCGTCCTGCCCCAGGGCATGGACATTGAGGTCGAGAACGCCGTGGGTGGAGGCGCAGGGTCCAAGATCCACCAGGACCTGGCGGACTGGGCCGACCGCCAAGTGAGCAAGGCGATCCTCGGACAGACGCTCACCGCGGATGAGGGCGCGTCCTACTCGCAGGGCAAGATCCACAACCTCGTCCGCCGCGACATCCTCGTCGCCGACGCGGTCGACCTCGCCGCGACGCTGCAGCGCGACTATGTGGAGCCGTACTGCCAGATCAATCACGGGGTCCTCGACGCGTACCCGACGATCCGGTGCCAGACCGAGGAGCCCGAGGACCGCAAGACGTTCGTCGACATGCTCGTGCCGCTGGTCGACCGCGGATTGAAGGTCGAGTCGTCCGTCGTGCGTGACAAGGTGGGGCTGCCCGCGCCGGCGGAGGCGAAGTCCGGCGCGCCGCCGACGGAGGTGCTGGTGCCGCTCCGGGGCGGGTCGTCGACCCCGACCGAGCCGCCCACCCCAGCTGCGCCAGCCGAGCCGCGGAGGAGCAAGAACAGCCTGCAGTTCGCGGAGGACGGCGCCGACTTCATCGACCGTGAATCCCTCGCCGAGGACTGGCGCAAGACGCTCAAGTCGCTGCACGCCGAGGTCGTCGCCGCCGCGCGTAGCAGCGCCAGCTACGCGTCGTTCGTGGAGAAGCTCGAGGCGGGCACCGCCGACGTCTCGAAGCTCGTCAACAGCTTGGCGCTCAAGACGCTGCAGGCGCGAGGCATGGGCGACGCGACCGACGAGGTGGAGTGAAGGTTACCGCGAAGAAGCGCGGCCCGCTGCCGAAGGAGGCGCTGGAGTACTTCGACGCCAAGGGCGTCGCCCCCGGCATCGACCTCGGCGACGCCTGGGCGGAGGAGCACGACCATGCCTTCGAGGTCGCGGGCGTGGTCGCGGGCGACCTGCTCGCCGCGCTGAAGGACGCGGTCCGCCGCGCACTCGCCGAGGGCGTGCCGTACGAGGAGTTTGCCCGCGGCGTGGAGGACATCGTGCGCGCGCTCGGTTGGTGGTCGGACGACGAGAAGGCGCCGCGCCGGCTCCGGCTCGTCTACGACACGAACATGCGGGTCGCGCGGGCGGCGGGACAGTGGGCCCGCATCGAGCGCACCATGGAGGCCCGGCCGTACCTGCTCTACACGCTCGGTCCCTCTGAGCGCCACCGGCCTCTCCACGTGGCGTGGGCCGGCACGGTGCTGCGGGCCGACGACCCGTGGTGGGCGACGCACTTCCCCCCGAACGGGTTCAACTGCCGATGTTCGGTGCGGCAGATCGCCGCCGCCGAGGCCCGCCGCCGAGGCATCAGCAGCGCGGCGCCAGCCGGCGAACCGGACGAGGGCTGGTCCTACAACCCTGGAGCCCGCCGCGGGCCGTAGACCTGTAACGGCGGCGGCGACGACGATCGACAAGAACATGCCGCCTCGCCTCCACACGGCGCTACTGAGCCAGGCCGGCGCCCTCAACAAGGCGACCCTCGCCTGCTCCCTGGTCCTGCTCGCTGAGCAGGACGGCAAGCGCACGGCGCCGGAGTGGGTGCCGCTGCTGCCGGCCGGCGACGTCGTCCTCGCGCGCGACGGCCGGTCCTTCCGCAACGATCACGCGGCGGTCATCGCCGCATTCGCCGCGAACAAAATGTCGATCCCCCTCGACTGGGACCACGCGCTCGACAGCTGGAACATGCAGCCCGGCGATGGCCGCGCGGCCGCGTGGATCGACGCGTTCGAGGCCCGCGAGGGCGGGCTCTGGGGGCACGTCGAGGTCTGGACCTCCCGGGGCCGCGAATCGATCGAGTCACTCGAGTACCGGTACCTCAGCCCTGCCGTGCACTACGACGACAACCGCAAGATCGTGATGATCCCGCGGGCTTCGCTGGTCAACAACCCCGCCCTGATGATGCCGGCGCTCTGCCGGCAGGAGCAACTCCTGATGAACCCCGAACTACTGAAGCGCCTCCTCGCCGGCCTCGGCATCGACCCCCAGAACGCCAGCGACGACGACGTCAAAGCCGCCCTCGACCTGTACAGCCGCGGCAAGACGGGCGCCTCGCCGGCCCTCGAAACATACATCCCCCGCGAGCAGTACGACCGCGTCACCGCTGAGCTCGCGGCCGCGAAGTCCTCGCTGTTGGCGCTCGAGGCCGACACGACCAAGGCGCGTATCGATACGATGCTGAAGGACGCCCTCAGCGCTGGCCGCATGATCCCCAGCGAGCGCGAGTTCTTCGCGGAGATGGCGTCCAAGCCGGACGGCCTGGGCGCCGTCCAGAAGTTCCTCGCCAGCCGCGCCGTGATCGCCGGCCCCTCGCCGAAGCTCGCTACCGCCGCGGCGCAGCAGGGGAGCGCGCACTTCGGGCTGACCGCCGAGGAGCGCGCCGTCTGCGATCGGGGCGGCGTCGCCTACCAGGCGTTCGCCGAGCAGAAGCAAAAGCAGCAGAAGAACTGATCACCTCCGAGAACGGAAAGAGCACCATGACCGCCCTCACCAAGGCCCGCACCGTCAAGTCCATCCCCGGCCTCTCCTTCGCGTATCCGGTCCTCGCCAACGCGGTGATCTACCAAGGAGCCATCGTCGTTATCACCTCCGCGGGGTGGGCCAAGCCCGGCGTGACCGGCCTCGGCCTGACCACCGTCGGCGTCGCGCGCGAGGGCGTCAACAATACCGGCGGGTCCAACGGCGCCCTGATCGTCGAGGTGGACGAGCGGATCGCCGACATGGCGAACAGCGCGGGCGCCGACGAGATCGCGGCGGGCGACGTCGGCAAGGTCTGCTACCTGGTCGACGACCAGACGGTGGCTAAGACCGACGGCGGCACCGCCCAGGTGACGACGCTGACCATCGTGTACGACAGCGGCTCGGCGACGGGTTTCAACATCACCGGCGTCGGGACGCTGCTCACGGTGAACGCGGCGACGAACGGCACCGCCACCGCGCTCGCGCTCGCCAACAAGGCCAACAGCGACGGCAGCTTCAACGCGCAGTACATCGCCACGCCCTCGGGCGCAACGATCGCGGTTGCGAAGCGGACCGCCGGCGCCTTCACGATCACCAAGGTCGTCGGCGGCTCCGCCGACATCACGCAGACCACCGAGCCTGCCGGCGTCGCGGCGACGCGCAGCCGCGCCGGGTACGTCCGCAAGCTCGACGGCAGCCGCGTCTACGTCGAGTTCACCAACAAGATCGCGTCCGCCGCGTAGCTCCAACCGCCCGATCGTACCCGACCAGGAGACCCATGCTCGTCAACCTCGAAAACGTGCAGTTGCTGCACACCATGTACTCTGCGGCCTTCCAGACCGGTCTGGCCCGCGCCGATGTCTCCTTCGCGGAGATCGCCACCACGGTCCCGTCCAACAACAAGGCGAACTACTACGCCTGGCTCGGTGACATGGGCGATGTGCGTGAGTGGCTCGGCGACCGTGTCGTCGACGAGATGGCGGGCCACGACTACACGATCAAGAACAAGACCTGGGAGAAGACGATCGGCGTCAACCGCGAGGACATCGAGGATGACACGTACGGCCTCTACTCGCCGATGGCGGAGCAACTCGGCTTCGTCTCGAGGACGCACCGCTCCCGGCTGATGTGGTCGCTCATCGCCGACGGCGAGGCCGGCCTCTGCTACGACGGCAAGCCCTTCTTCGCCGCCGACCACAAGACCGACGACGGCCCGACGCAGAGCAACCTGCTCACGGGTGCGGGCGTGGGCTGGTACCTTGCGGACCTGAGCCGGCCGCTGAAGCCGCTCATCTTCCAGATGCGCCGCGAGATGGAACTGGTCTCGCTGACCAAGCCCGACGACGCGAACGTGTTCTGGACCAAGCGGTTCTTGTGGGGGACCGACGGCCGATACAACGGCGGCTACGGCTTCTGGCAGACCATGCTGAAGAGCAAGGCGACGCTCAACGAAGCCAACCTGGCAGCCGCGCGGGTGGCGATGTCGACCCTGAAGGATGCCAAGGGTGAGCTCCTCGCCATTCGGCCGACCACCCTCATCGTGGGCCCGTCGCTCGAGACCGCGGCGGAGAAGCTGCTCCTCAACCTGTCTCTCGCCAATGGCGAGAGCAACATCATGAAGGGCAAGTACAAGCTGATCGTCAGCCCGTACCTCGAGTAACCCGAGCGCCATGGCCTACGCGTCTTACAGCACCCTCGTCGACCAGTACGGCGAGGCAGAGGTCACCCGGTCCTCCGACCGCGACCAGGACGGCGCCGCCGATGTCGGCGTCGTCGCCCAGGCGCTCGATGACGCAGACGGCGAGATCGACTCCTACATCGGCGTCGTCTACAAGCTCCCGCTCAACCCCGTCCCGGGCGTCGTGGTCACCTACGCCGGGGTGATCGCGCTCTACCGCATGTCCCTGCAGACGGGCGTGCTCACGGAGGAGAAGCGCCAACGCTACGAGGACGCGATCCGCTGGCTGCGCGACGTGGCGAAGGGCAACGCCGTGCTCGACGGGTCGGAGCAGCCGAGCACGAAGGCGGGGGGCATCCGCTACGTCACCGAGCCGCGTGAGTACACGCGGACGAAGCTCGGAGGCATCCTGTGACCGGGGTCGTCGTCAACCTGGCGCAGCTGCTGCCGGTCCGGCGCCGCCTGATGGCGCTCGGGTCCCCGGCCAACCTCCGACAGATCTACGAGGCCGTGGCGAGCGAGGGGGAGAATCAGACCCGGCGCCGCATCGCCGAGGAAAAGACCGACCCGGCTGGCGCGAAGTGGGATGACTGGTCGGAGGAGTACTCGGCCCGTCGGCCCTCCAAGGGTGGACTGCTCGAGCTCGAGGCCCACCTCCGCGACTCGATCACGAGCGAGGTCGTCGGCGACGCCATTCTGGTCGGCAGCAACCTCGTGTATGCCCGTGTGCACAACGAGGGCGACAAGGCGATGGGCATCCCAGAGCGCCGCTATCTCGGGTTCTCCGAGGAGAACCTCGAGGACATCGGCGAGCTGATCATCGACTCGTGGGGGAGGGTGCTCGAATGAGCCTCACGACCCTGTGCAAATCGATCGCCGACACGCTGCTCGCCAAGGTCGACGGCGTGAAGGGCACGCGTGGGCCCGTCGGCGGCCGCGTTGACCTCGCCGAGATCCGGCGCGGCATCCCCACGCAGGTGCCTGCTGTGCTGGTCGTCTGTACCGGCACCCGCAATGCCAGGCTCAGCGGCGGCAACAAGGTCGTCATGGTCGGGATGTTCGCCGCGTTCGTCGTCCTCAAGGGCAAGACCGGCCCCGACGGCGAGCGCGAGAAGCTGATCGCCGAGCTCGCCGGCCGCGTTGTTGTCCGCGTCGTGCAGGAGACGTGGGGCGACGACCAGGTCGAGGGCGCCCCGCAGAAGGTCGACAGCCGGAACCTGTACACCGGAGCGCTCGATACCAACGACGTGGCACTGTGGGTGGTCACCTGGGAGCAGGACATTTCGCTCACCCAGGACACGCCGCCGGCCGAGCTCGACGACTTCAACTCGCTGCTGGCCACGTGGGACACCGTCGGCAGCGGCCCTGAAATCGACGCGACCGACATCATCAAGCCGAACGGATAAGCCAGCCATGTACCGTATCACCGCGCTCCCCAACAAGCGGGTCCTCGATCCCGACACCGGCAAGCCCATCCCGGCCGAGGGCATCATCGTCGAAAAGCTCAGCCCGTGGTGGCTCCGCCGCAGACACGAGAGTCCCCCCTCGATCCAGATCATCACCGAGGAGCGCCGTGCTGCTCCGCAGGGAGGCTAGTCTATGCCGATCGCGCTCGACACAATTCCGCTCAACTTCATGGTCCCCGGCGTCTACGCCGAGTTCAACAACAAGAACGCCACGCAGGGCACCCCGGCGCAGCCGCATGTCGTGCTGCTGGTCGGCACCCGGCTGTCCGCGGGGACGGTCGGGGAGCTGATCGTCAAGCCGATCACCGCCCCGTCCCAGGGCGAGACCTACTTCGGCCGCGGCTCGATGCTCGGGGCGATGTGCAAGGCGTTCAAGAACGCCAACGCGAACACCGAGGTTTACGCCATCGCGCTCAACGAGGACGCGGGCGGGGTGAAGGCAACGTCGACGGTCACGATCACTGGCCCAGCCACCGAGGCGGGGACGCTGGCCTTCATCTGGGGCGGCGTGCGCGTCGCTGTCCCGGTCGCCAAGGGGGACTCGGCGTCGGCGATCGCCGCCAACGTCAAGGTCTACGTCGACCTCGAGACCGACAACCCGACCACCGTGGCCGTCGTCGGCGCCGTCGCCACCGCGACCTGCAGGTGGAAGGGCGCATCCGGCAACTCGCTGGCGATCGCGCTCAACTTCTACGCGGGTCAGAAGACGCCGGCCGGCGTCGGCGTCACCATCACCGACTTCGAGGACGGCGCCACCGATCCCGACATGGCGGACGCGATCGCCGCGCTCGGCGGCGACACGCAATACCACTCGATCGTCACGGCCTACACGGACGACGCGAACATGGACATCCTCGAAACGGAGCTCGAGAGCCGGTGGGGACCCATGCGGGCGATCGAGGGCCACGCGTTCGCGGCGCTACGCGCGACGCACACGGACGCCATCACCTACGGCGACGCCCGCAACAGCCCGTTCTCCACGGTCGTCGCCACGTCCATGACGGTGGACCCGCCGTGGATCTGGGCGTCCACCGTCTGTGCGATCGAGGCGAAGCAGACCGACCCGGCTCGCCCGCGGCAGAACCTCAAGCTGCCCGCGCTCCGGGCCCCGCTCGAGGCGGACCGGTTCATCGCGCAGGAGCGTCACCTGCTGCTGGACAACGGCATGGCGACCGTTAAGGTCTCCGGGCCCGACTGCTACATCGAGCGCCTGGTGACCACCTACCAGGTCAACGGCGCGAACGTCAAAGACACGTCCTACCAGGCGCTCGAGACGATGCGGACGCTGGCGTTCCTGCGCTACGCGCTGCGCCTGCGCTTCCTGCTGCGCTACCCGAATTACAAGCTGGGCAACGACGGCGAGCAGTTCGGCGCCGGTCAGCCCGTCATCACGCCAAAGCTGGCCCGCGGCGAGATCATGGCGCTGTTCGACGAGTGGAACCTGGCGGCGCTGGTCGAGGACCGCGAGCAGTTCGACGACCAGCTTCTGGTCGAGCGCGACCCCAACAACCCGAATCAGCTCCTCGCGTTCATCCCGCCGAACCTGGTCAACCAGTTCCGGACGCTCGGCGCGCAGATCGCGTTCATCAACTGAGAGGCGACCATGGCAAAGAAGACCTCCATCATCTTCATCAAGGTCAACGGCAAGACGATCGAGGCGAAGCCCGGCATCACCGTCAGCTTTGGCGGCATGGAGCGCGAGCCCGTGTTCGCCGCTGGACGTGTCGTCGGCTACACCGAGAAGGTCGTCAACAGCTCGCTCGACTGCAGCATCGCCCACGACCAGAACGTCTCGATCGACGAGGCCCGCAACTACACCGAGGTCACGCTGGTGGCCGAGACCGACACCGGCGTGCAGTACCAGTGCGCCGGGGCGTGGCTCGCCAGCCCGCCCGAGCTGAAGGACGAGAACGGCGGCCTGTCGCTCAAGTTCGCCGGCCCGCCCATGACCGAGAACTGAGGACCGACCTATGACCACCAGCTACATCGAGAACAAGATCCTGATCGAAACCCTCGGCCTCGACGAGGAGGCGACCTCGGGGGACATCCTCGACAAGCTCGAGGAGCTGCGCACCGCCGCGGGCGAGAAGTTCGAGGGCACCAGCGGGGACGTCCGCCTCATCCGCGCCGGCCAGCACCCACACGTGCACCACGACCCGCTCGCCGGCACCGCGACCGTGACGCTGCAGGTGCCGTTCGTCTTCGCCAGGGAGACGATCCGCGAGCTCGTGCTGCGCGAGCCCGCGGCGAAGGACCTGCAGAAGATGGGCGACGCCAAGGGCACCGCCGCCGGCCTCATCCTGATCGCATCGGCGAGCGGCCGGAACATCCGCGAGCTCGGCGAGATGAAGCAGCGCGACATCAAGGTGGCATCGGCGACGCTCGCTTTTTTGTCGCAAACTTCCCCGGCAACTGGGCCGAGCTGATCGGCTTCCTGGCGGAGGTGTACGGCTGGCCGCCCTCAGAGCTCGGCGAGCTCACCGGCTCCCAGCTCCGCTTCTGGGTCGACCGGGCGAACGAGACGGTGAAGCGAAGGCGCTAGATGTCGGACGCGACCCTCAAGGCATACGTCGAGCTGGGAATCA